ATTCTCCCGCACTTACACCGATTGCGATTTCAGTTGCGGCAGTTAAGTCAACCTTGTTAGAGGTTGAGTCGTTTACCAAAAGATAACCAATACCGCTAACGGTTGTTGAATCTTTTAGTGTTGCAGTTCTTGGGTCGTTGCTACTAAATGCTACCATTTTAAATCATCTCCTTTATGTCGTTGTATTTCGGTGCAACAAAGCGGCCTTCTGTCACTTCAACACCGGATAGGGTTTTGTTCCATGCGGAAGCCCAAGCGTTGTATGCTTTTTCATAGACTTCTTCGGGAGTTTCAACAATTTTTCCGTTTAGGTAGTTTGCTACAACGGACTGTGATACCGGCTTTACCTCTTCGGATGCAACCGCAGGGGTAGCAGGTTTCATTTCAACTTCTTCAACAGTTGGCTTTGCGCTTTCCCATGATGCAATTAGTTGCGTAATGGTTTCGCTTGACAAATCTTCATGGCCTTTTAGACCCATTTCAGTTGCCTTTGCGACAAGTCCAAGTCTTTCATCTTCAACCTTCTTTGCTTCAATAGCCTTGTATTCAGCAATAGTGGCCTGTGCTAAAATTAAATCGGCTTTCAGTTTTTCTGCTTCCGCTAATGCTTCGGAAGCCACTGCGCCCATTTCTTCATTAATCATTTCATCATCCATAGGTATTTCTCCTTTCTGATAATCGGTTTCACTATCGCTTTGATACTTAAATGTTTCAGAAGCCATAGCCTTTTGTTTCTTTTCCGCTAATTCTATGTTTGCTCTTGGATAAGCAGGTTTGTGAACAATAGCCAAATGGTCAAAGGTAAAGTCATTTTCAAAGACTATACCATCGTCATTTGCTTGTATTGGCACACCATATCCGCCAATAGATACTCCATATCCGGCTCTTAGCCAAAGACCGGAATCCAAAGCCTCAAACAATTCAGCCCTGTGGACTTCTGCCTTATATCTTACATTCCACTTACCATCTTCTAAGTCGTGAATGCTTGCTTCTGTAATTACACCAACAACGGCTTCATCAATTCCACCATCCATGTTGCGACTAAATCCAATGTTAGAAGGCTTAGGATGATTTAGTGTTAGGTCAGCACCAACCATTTGTGATACTGCTAATTCAGCACCTTTGCGAGTCAAAGACCAATTGTTTTTGTTTTTGCCTTCGTGAAATGCTATGCCGGATATTTCAATGATGTTTTTACCTGTGGATGCCTCAACTTTAGCCAATACATCATCAATAGTAATTTCCATTGTTACTGCTATTGGCTTACAAACACCTTCGACCATTTCTTCTCCAACAGGACAAGATTCGGATGCCATTTTCTTTTCATGATAACCGGCTTCCATTTCTTCATCTTCATGTTTGTAGCCTTCAACTTCCATTTTGCCACCGGACTTTTCTTGATATTCTCTCATATCTTTACATGGCATAAATATAGTTTCTCCGTTTACATCGTGGGTATGGATTTCATCACAACCCATTTTCTTTGCTTGTTCCATAGCATCAGCCGGATTATCATATTGATGACTTGCCGCTTCAACAGTTTCACCGCATCCACCACAACCGCAACCACAATCTTCTGATGCCATAGATATATTTTCATCCTGTTCTGTTATATCAATGTCTGCCTTTCGGCTTTTCTTAGGATGATTGCTTGGTAACAAATCATTATCTTGAACATATTTTGAGTTAGCAGGGCGACCTCTTCTAACTAATGTAAGGAATGCGTTTACTCTTGCCATAGACCATGCGGCTCTTGAAACTCCGGGTCTGTGGGAAGTCGAATACGCACCTGCACCACGCCTGTAAACTGCCTTAAGCATACCAAGTGTGACTTTTCTATCAGACTTTTCGTTATGCGACTTTACTTTTGCCTTTAAAGAATTAGTGACTTGTTCTGAAAAAGTGACTTTGCCTCCGGGTCTTGCCGAACCGGGTTCGTTCTTTTTAGAACCTCTTCTTCTATCTTCGGGTGGCGCAGGGGTTGAACGAGGGTCATGTTTAGATGCCTCAACCCTACTACCTCCACGCCACTGTCTGCAAGACCAATATCGGGGAGTAGTTTTATCTTTAGCGGTATCGCAGTTATGGCGGTCACGGAATGCCTTACGCCTTTTTGGGTCGTCACGCTTAATTTCCATATTAGGGTCGCCAAATCTTACAATAATTACTTTACCGCTACTATTAGTGGTATAAACTGCAAATTTTTTCCTTTGACCGGGTGTGCGGAATGGTTTGTTAATTGTGACTTTGCGACCTTGATATTCAGCCGCAGTGACATTCGTTTCGCCCCAATCTTCATAATTTTCTGATGCAGTGTGGGAATCGTTTTTGTCAAACCATTCTTGAAATGTTTTTTCATCTTTAGCAGGAAAATACATCATAGTGCCATCAGCCATTTTATCGCTATGAATTTCCCCATTGAATCCAATTTCTCTTGACTTTTTTCTTGCACCTTCGGGAGTTGAAAAAATGTAATCTTCCATACCTGCGGTAGCCTTTCTTTCAAAGTAAGAATTGCATACTGCGGCTCTTTGTTGTGGATTGCCAAACTCGTCAACCATTTTGTCGTCACCCATACATCGTGACATAAAATCATCTTTGCTTTCTCCTTCTCTTGGGTCGGGCATATTATCATTCTCCTTGTGGTGATTTCTCATCTTCAATTATTATTTCTGCGTCTTTTCGCCATCCGTTTACATCAACCCATATATCTAAATGAATATTAAACGAATCTCCTTTAGGTATTTCGGTAATCGTGGCGACCTTAAAATCTTCCTGTTGATGAGTAATGTTATAACCATGTGTAAAGAATTTAAAATCAGTTTTGTTTTCAGCCCATTTTATGTATATATCAACTTCGATATACTGCGTAGCATCACAAGACCAATCTGCATCCCAATATACTTTTAAGGAATTACTTTCTGTTTCGCTAACCCATTCAGTATAAGTATCGTAAAAGTTAGCCTTACATTCCGGTTGGGGTTCTTGATTATAATTACATGACCCATCATCTTCTGTTGCTTCGGGATTGTAGTTTTCAGCCATACTATCCATACAACCCCAAATAATTTCTTCTTTTGGTTTTGGTGGAGGAACATAATTATCTTCTTCCCAAACCCAATCATCACCTTCTCCGGCAGGGGTTAAATCAATTATACCGCCTAATTCAAGACCGCTTGTAGCCAACAACAACATAATAGGAATAAAAGCAGTTAATAATTTATGTGTTTTATTAACCATTTCTGTTGCTCGGTCTAATGCCGAAGTATTTTCTTTTATGGCATTACTATTGTTTAGTTTACCATCATCAAGAAGGTCGGCTATAATATCGCCTTTGTCACGACCTGTTAAACGAGCAATCTCATCAGCGTTTTCTAATGAGGCTTGTATATCGGGCGCACTTGACATTACTCTCCCTTCTTAGGTTTTAATTCCTTTATGTCGGGCAACTTTGTCATTTTAGCCATTTCTTGTGAATGGTCTTGTGCCGACTTAGCCATTTCTTGTTCGTGCTTTTGAGCAAGTTTTTCTAACTCAATCTTATGTTCCTTTTCGGCTTCATCCCTTAGCCTCTTATGTTCTAATTCGCTTGGTATATCGTCAACACCCTTTGTTTGTTCAGACTCCCACATACGAAGTATAGTGATTAGTGCTGGCCCTGCCGTTCCACCAATAATTGCTATCAATGCGATAAATCCATCAAGATTAGCCAATACTACATCGGGCTTCCAAATACCCATAGCAACCACTGAACCACTTGCCAAAAGCCACAAGTAAATTGCAGGTATAACAGTTTTGCTAACCATCTTATCGTTAAATGTTTTGTTAGATTTACTCATTTTTCATTCCCTCTTGTTCATTGGTTCGTGGCAACTCACCGATATTTGTATTATTTGGTTTACTGCGTGAATTTCCTTCTCTTTCCGGTGAAAGATTTACAATATCTAATGCTTGATTAAGGGTTAGTATACCGGATTGATAACCCATAACTGCTCGCTTCATAGCATCTAATGGTGACTCTTCGGCAACAGGCTCAAAGTTAAATTCCGGCAAATCAGCCATTGTATGTTCTATACCTAATAACTCTAAGTGCTTTGAAAACAATTTCATAACTTCTTGTTTAACTACATCTTGTAATCTTCTAATTGCAGTGTTAGCCCACATATTAGCGTTGTATGTAGCCGCAAATGTTGAACCACGCTCTTGACCTGCGGCTACTCTTGGAACATGAAGAACGGCGGCTATGTTGCTACCAACCATGTCAAGGAATGTGCTATTGTCGGGGATTGTGTTGTTTAAATCGACATGGTGTAGTTGCACATAACTTGGTAAGATTGGCATTTGGTCGCCACGCAAATTTTCAAACAATGATATTACTTCATCCATAATTTTTTCAAGTCTTTCGGCTTGTTCATCGGGGTCTGTAATATGCTCAATAGCGGATTTGTCAATTGTAATAAATTGCTTAGTTAGCGCATCTTCAAGTGCAATTCTGTTATTCATACTGTTATACTTTACACAAATTGCTTGTTTTAGGGAAGTAAATCGGGATGCACCCCATACACCGTATGTCTTACGGGTTTTACTATCTGTCAGCCAATTGCTACGATAGTCAATTCTAAAGTGCATTACTTCTGAACGAGGGAATACCTGCATAGTGTATTGTCCTTCACGCAGTATGTAGTAATTGTTGTTGTTAATGTAGGTGTATTCATCGGCTGAAAACGCAGTGCCGTCAGCCCCCCTTTCGTCAACAATAGTCATTTGTTTTATGGGTAAATTTTGCACATCGGTAATACCAACACCACTTCTGCCAACCAACTTGTTTATGTCGTTACCATATACCATTAAGTTTCGCATAGAATTGATTAGTATGTCATCGAAGTCAATGGTTTCAATAAGAGTCATTATACCGTTGCGTATGCGTTGATTCTTGGCTTTCTTATAGTCTATGTGGTAGTTATTACCTGTTAGTGCTACGCTTCGCACTGCACCGTTTAATTCGGGGTCTAAGCGAACCATAGAATCATACAAGTCAAACTCATTATCATAGTTTGTGTCACTTTGAAAATCATTTGTTTCCGAAAAAATGTTAGGTAAACCTGCGGCTACTGAAAATGGAACATTTGTTGCCACCCTACGAGCCGGTTTTTCATCGGCCACTACTACTCTCTTACTAAACGGCCACCAATTAGGCATAAATTACCCACCTTCGGTCTGTTTTTTAATTATTTTTGTGTTTTAAACGGAGAACTCCACCGTTTTACAATATTTTTACGCTTTTTGTATTTTGTTATTCTATACAATACAAAGACCCAAAACAATAATTCAAGGAGGATAAAAATAAATCCAATTGTAGGGGTGTAATACAAGTCAAAGGCCATTTCCTAACTACCTCTTCCATATAGTATGGTATAACACCATTTGATTGATAATATTTCGCTATTGTTAATTCTTTTACTAATTTCAGTTTTTACTGAAAGAATTAATTCGATGCACTGCGTTACAATTCGCCTAATTCTTGAATTGTTTCTATAACGGTTTAAGTAAAAGTAGTAATTAATATCTGCAAGGCTAAGAAATATGTCTATGAATTAATTCAAGAATTATACAAAACCGCTATACTGCGTTGCAAAAAATTCTTTCAGTAAGCACTAAAATTACTGAAAATATACAAGTTAATAAAGGGGTGGCTCTTAGCACTCTTTAATGGGAAGATGTTCTGCTAATGTTGGCTACGAATTAATTAACGAACACTACGATGATACAATGTCTGTTCTTGCAAATGCAAGGAATTTACATGGTATTAGTGATATTCGCAGTGTAAAAGGATGGGAAATGGCGATTTATCGTTGGAGAAGAGGTGAAAAAATTAAAACACCAACGGAAACAATAACTGCGCCTGTTGAAAAATCATACTATTACGATAATACTAATGATACCTATGTGACATTTTTAGCAATTGCAGGTAAAATGATTATCATTGATGGTGAAAAACACCGTGAAATGAAAACTGCTTACTCTAATATGATTGGTGAAGAGTTAAGTATTTCTGAAATG